CAACCTTCAGACCACTCTCTCATCATTATCAATTTATACACTTTGATGACAGCGGTCTGGTCAATAAAAGTCGAGCGGTTCTCAGCTTAAAAGAAGAAGCCCGTGACATGCTTGGCACAATCAAATGTGGGAGACCTGCCTGGACAGCTATTTTAGAAATGGATCGTGAGGAAAAGAAGCGTTGGCGGGATATGCAATTTCGGCAGGTCCGGGGCTTGGTCACAATGAGCGGCAAGACTGCGGATGGTGAAGAGGTCGTGTATCAAAACACGCCCTGTATGCTGCAGCTTCGCAATTCCAATTACGGTGGATTTAAGAATTCGGTGCAGGACAGAGTTCCGGTTGGTCGAAACCTGTTCGATTTTAATGTGGAGTTGGCTAGCGAACGAAACGTAAACGGCAGCGTGAAGTGGTATACTTTTAACTACAAACCTGACTTTGCGAACCCGATACCTCCAACGATGGAGCTTTTCGAAACTCTGCAGATGATCAAGGACATGGTTGATAAAGAGAACGAGTATGTGGATGAGGCTTACTACAAGGCAATCTCCGCCGGTAGCATTGATGCCCAAGCGATAGCAGCTATTGCACAAGTCGAGGATAGTCTGGACGATGACCTGACTGATGCTGCGTAATGAGCATCATTCACGATCTTTCAAATGAGCAATACCATTCAACTGCGGGTATTAGCTCCTCCGCAATTAAAACAGTCTTTAAGAAGTCGGTAGCCCATTGGAAGGGCCAGAAGATTACCAAGACTTTGGCTTTTGAAATGGGTAGCGCCGTTCATGCCCTGTTGCTTGAAGAATCTCGTGATTTAGTCGTGAAAGGGCCAAAAACCCGTGTTTCTAAAGCCTTCAAAGAGCTGGAATCTAAGTTAACGCCTGATCAGGTAATCCTCCGTGAAGTTGAGTATAACGTAGCTCAATGCATGGTAAGGTCGGTCTTGAATAATCCGGTCTGCAAAGCGGCACTGCGGCATAAAGATCGACTAAATGAAGTCTCCCTATTTGCAGACTGTCCTCGCACCGGATTAGCACTCCGGGCAAGACCAGATCTTGCAATACTAACCGAAGGCACGTTGTATGACGTAAAAACAACTCAAGACTGCACTCCCAAAGGATTTGCATCCGAAACGTTCCGGTATGCGTATCATATACAAGCAGCCGCATATATTTTCATCGCACAACTCTGCGGCTGGGATGTAACCCGCTTCAAGTTTATTTGTGTCGAGAAGGCAGCACCATACGCCAGCCATATGTTCGAGGTCAGCCCCGAATTGCTAGCTAAAGCCACCGAGCAAATGCACCATACTCTGGACATTATTGCCGCCGCTCAAAAGAGCGGCAACTACGGCACGGGCTGGGGTGACTGTACAACTTTAGAACTACCTGTATGGCTATAACAACTTCGTCGGCCAAGCAAAAAGGCCGTAAGCATCAGCAATGGGTGCGGGATTCAATTCTCGCCCTATTCCCCACAACTTTAAAGAGTGATGATATTCGCTCAACAAGCATGGGTTGTGGTGGAGAGGATGTGACCATGTCTCCGCTAGCCCGAAGCATGTTTCCATATTCAGTCGAGTGCAAGGCTCACAAGTCTTTTGCCATCTACAAAGTATTGGAACAAGCAGCCAGCAATTGCCCCAAAAATGCAGAACCTATCGCAATAATTAAGGCAGATCGTCAGAAGCCACTGGTTGTTGTGGATGCCGAGCATTTCTTTGAATTGGTAAAGAGTAGGACATCCAATGTCAGACGATGATTATCCCGCTAATACCGTATCCCTGATCCTAGAGATCAAGGATGACGGCCATGTGCAAGTCACGCTTATCGGCAGTGTTGGCGAAGGCATGGATGAGGAAGATTCCGACTACTACATGAATATGATGTCTGGACTGCAGGAGAGCCTGCCGCTTTTAGCAGACCATTTTGCAGAAGTCGGAAGCAAGACCCGTGAATTGGAATTTATGCAAGAGCAAGAGGAGGGAGACATCTGCTTCGAGCCAGATGATGAACTGCTTGAAGCCATTGAAGATAAGAAAATCATTGAATTTAAAAAGAGACTAAATTGATGCATCTTTTTGATAAAAGCGACATGAAACCCAATCCAGATTTAGACACAAAGATGGTCGAAAGACCCCCGCATTACAATCAAGCAAAAGTAGAATGCATCGATGCAATGGAAGCTATGGCTCAAGGTACGGATTTAACTCCGCACCAAGCTTATTGCTGGCAGAATTCTTTCAAATACCTCTGGCGGTTTCCTTACAAGCACAAGTTTGCGGCGGGACAAATACAAGATCTAAAAAAGTGTCGTTATTATCTCGACCGACTGATTGCCAAGATCGAAGAGGCCCAAGAATGATAGATAATCCGACCTCGTATCTTAAGACGCCTTTGGAAATGGTTCAAGAATTCGCCATAGCTATGAGCCAGCCGCTGGGGGAAACATGGTACGCCAGCCACCAGCTTGAGGACATGCGCTTTCGCCTAATCCGAGAAGAATACGGCGAGATTAGCGACGAAAGTGACAAGGGTACTGACCCGGCTGCAATGCTTAAAGAATTAGCCGATATGGTGGTCGTTATCTACGGCTATGCAGCCACATACGGCTGGGATCTGGATGAGGCTTTAAGGCGAGTTCACGCAAGCAACATGAGCAAATTTGGCGTGGACGGTAAGCCGCTCAAACGCCCGGACGGCAAGGTCTTAAAAGGGCCAAACTACAAAAAACCAAACTTACAAGATTTAGTTGAGGCAGCGTAATATGATAAAAAACGAGTACGGTCCCACACTCCCAATCTCTGAAGAAATTCATGCCATGAAATATCGCTCTGAGGGCGAGACTTTTACTGAAGCTATGACACGGGTTGCTGAAGCTCTTAAAGATGATGAGGGCCATTTTAACAACTTTAGAACCATTCTATATAATCAACGATTTCTTCCTGCTGGCCGTGTTCAGAGCGCAATGGGTGCGCCTCGGAGGGTGACCCCATACAATTGCTTCGTGTCAGGAACTATCGAAGATAGCATGGATGGGATCATGAACGCTGCCAGAGATGCTGCAAAGACTATGCAGCTAGGCGGTGGCATTGGCTATGACTTCTCCACACTTCGACCGCACGGTGCTTTGATTCGAAGTTTAGAAAGCCGCTCTAGTGGCCCTCTCAGTTTCATGGGCATCTTTGACAGCGTGTGCAAAACGATTGCCTCGGCGGGTCACAGACGTGGCGCTCAGATGGGCGTTTTAAGGGTGGATCATCCTGATATTGAGCGCTTCATCAGGGCTAAGAATAATTCAACCGATTTAACTCAGTTTAATATCTCTGTGGGTGTCACAGATGCGTTCATGGAAGCCGTCAAGTCTGATAGTGACTTTGATTTAGTGTTTGAAGGCACAGTGTATCAGACTGTGTCTGCTGTCGCCCTTTGGGATGATATCCTCAGATCAACTTGGGATTGGGCAGAACCTGGTATCCTGTTCATAGACAGAATTAATCGTAAAAATAACCTGCATTACTGTGAGCATATTGCTGCAACAAATCCCTGCGGTGAACAGCCTTTGCCGCCGTATGGGGCATGTTTGCTGGGATCATTTAATCTCACAAAATACATCGCCATGATGCCTAACGGCAAATATGCTTTCAACATGAACATGCTCAAAAACGACATTCCGCATGTGGTCAGAGCAATGGACAATGTCGTGGATCGTGCGACTTACCCGCTGCCTGAACAAGAAAAGCAAGCCAAAGATACCCGGCGCATGGGATTGGGTGTGACAGGCGTAGCCAATGCGATTGAAGCAATGGGCTATGACTATGGATCACCCGACTTCATCAGTTGGTTCGAGCAAATCATGACCGCCATTCGTGATGGGTGCTACATGACCAGCATATCCCTCGCAGTCGAGAAAGGTAAATTCCCGCTATATGATGATCGTTTCTTGGATTCAGAATTTGCCCAAACTCTACCAGCGAGTATCCGTGAGCTTATCAAGGCGCATGGCATCCGTAATTCGCATCTGCTGTCGGTCGCACCAACCGGAACCATCAGTCTATCTGCAGACAATGTCTCCTCTGGCATCGAACCCGTCTTCAGCCACACATACGACAGAACAATCCAAACCTTCGACGGGCCACGGGTCGAAACAGTCGAAGACTACGCATACAGGGAATTTGGAGTAAAAGGCAAAACGGCAGATGAACTGTCAGTCTTTGATCACGTTAAAGTTCTCAATGTTGCAAGTAAATACGTCGATAGCGCATGCAGTAAGACCTGCAATGTCGGTGATGAAGTCAACTGGGAAGACTTCAAGAGAGTCTACATGGCAGCATACGAAGGCGGTTCATCAGGCTGCACTACGTTCCGGGCATCAGGCAAAAGGTATGGAATTCTAAATGCCTCAACCAGCGAGGATGTTGTCGAGGCTCCTGCAATTGAAGATCATGACTTTGTTGAGGAGAGTGGAGCTTGCTACTTTGAACCTGCCACCGGCCTTCGAAAGTGCGAATAAATGCTTCTGGCAGATGGATTTGGAGATGCAATCATTGGTGTTGGCGAGAGAAGTGGTTCTGGCAACGTGGTTGTATACGATGCTGATCATTGCCTTAAAATTCTAGTTACGGATGGGATGACCTACGATGAGGCACAGGAATATTTCAGCTTTAACACATTGGGAGCATACGTTGGAAAAGGAACCCCAATGTTTGTGTGGAAGATGACAGAACAGGAGGTTCATGACGCAGCTTCCAGCGAATAAATGCGAAGCGTTTCAGGAGGGGTTTGACGCTTTTTACCTAGACAAATCAGGATGCCCTTATCGTCCGACATCCCATTATTACAGGGAGTGGTGCCGGGGATTTACTGCAGCATTCTTCAAAAACAAAGACGAACATGTACAAAGTATTCCAGAGAGATGTCTTCGATCTGCATGACGATCCCGCCCGTTCTGCGGCTAAACAATTTTGGGAAAGGTTAGGATATGACTGCAAAGATAACCCCGACGAATTCGGTGTGGACCTCCTGGTCTCTGGCAAAGGTAAGAAGTTCGTTCTTGAGGTGGAAGTTAAAAATGGTTGGCACGGAACTACATTTCATTTCGATTCCTTGCACCTACCCGCCCGGAAAGCCAAATTCTTAAACAGGTCGATTAAGTTTATGATCTTCAATTGCAGCCTTACGCATGCCGCTGTGGTTGGTCATTCTGCAGTGGTCAATGCCCCAGTGATCGAAGTGCCAAATATCTATGTAGCCAAAGGAGAACGGTTCTTTGATATTCCGCTTTCAGCAATACATTTTGTGCCGATTTTGAATCAAAACAGCCTATGAGTTCTTGACCCACAGGCTGTAAAAATGTATTCATGTAGATGAAAAGTGCGTATGCCTTTTCAGGTTTAGCAACTAGAAGCCCTCAGATTTCGGTCTGGGGGTTTTGTTTATTTAAAACAGATCAACCACAGCATCCACGCCCCGACCGACCGTATCTACTATTCCACCCAGCATACTATCAGTCTGTTCGTTTGTATCGCCTTCTGGACCCACCCTAGTCTCATACCTCAAGTTTAATAACGCTGCATCTCTAAACAATTTTATCAGTTGGGAGATTACTGTAGGGTCTTCATTCTTTGCAACAGCACGGGCTACTCTACTAAACTCCTGTGGCGCTGAAAGTATTTCACCTAGAATTTTCTGCTGAGTGTCTTTGCTTAACTTTTCCATCTGTTCTATTTGACCGGCACTAATCCGCCTTGCTGCTGCAGCCGTGGGGTTCATGTAGCCAAACGCAAATAGCAGACCCGTGCT